ACATCAGTTCCTACTTCATTCCAAGTATATTGTCTAGGTTCTCTCCAATGAGCACTAAATCCACGGAATCCCCACTGAAATACATCTGTGACTGCTATAAATGGATTCTGATCGTATGTAATATTGGGTGTTTTGGCATTATATACAAAGAGATACAATTTTCCAGGTTCAACAGATCTTGCAGAAGAAGCAGTCAACATGTCTAAAACTTCAAGCATTCTATCGTCAGGATCTTTTAGACCTGTCATATTATCGACAAGTTCACGGATCCTGTTTACATTACTATCTGTTTGTGTTGGTCTCTTTGCCATTACTTGATACCGAGTTCTTTCTCCGTCATTACCTTAAAATCCCACATTCTGTCTTCACAGAAATCTTTTGCTGCTTTCCATTTTGCCTGATTCTTAGCATACTCATATGCTTCGTTCAGGTATTTTTTTGTCTGTCTCTTAGGTTTAGGAGGAGGTGAACATTGCCTTAAAGGTTTTACTTCAATAAGAGACGATCTAACTCTACCATTGATATCTTTATACTTGATAAAGAAGTCTGGAAAATATCTATGAACTCGATTATCAATAGGAGATCGGTATGGAATACAAAATTCTTCTGACTGCCATTCTATGACATTTGTATTATTATCACAGTAAACCATAAACTTGCGTTCCCAGAGAGAACGGTATATGATATTAGTAGGATCTCCCTTATATTTTTTAGGATAAGATGGTTTGTATTTTCCCTTATATGACATCTAAATAACTAAACAATCACCTATAATATATTTAGAGTGCCTAGACCCCTTCCGAAGAAAATATCTCAAATAAAACCAACCATAAGTCAGGTTGCAACATCATCTCACTTTCTTGTAGAATTTGGTGGACTCAATGGAAAGTTACAAAGACATCTCAAACAGAGGGGGATGGATAGTAGATATATTACTGAGACAATAGGACTCTTGTGTTGCAGAGCATCACTTCCAGGAAGTGGATTTGCGACAGCAGATATTGTAGGAAAATATCAAGGCGTTGCAGAAAAGTTTGCACACACTAGAACCTTTGTTCAGATTGACATGGATTTCTATGTTGATACTGGATATAAGTCATTAAAGTTTCTAGAGCACTGGATGGAGTTCATGAGCTCTGGATCAGAGACTGGCGGAACACAAATTGGTGATGGTGTAGTATCTCCTATCGGTGCTGATCCTCTTGTTGATGGATTTCATTTCAGGATGAGATATCCTAATGAATATAAGTGCGATGAAACTAGAATTATCAAGTTTGAAAGAGATTATAAGAGATACATTGAATATAGATTCTTTGGATTGTTCCCAATATCATTGAACGCTACGCCAGTATCATATGAAGGTTCGCAAATATTAAAAGCAACAGCATCTTTTCATTATGATAGATATTACTCTGGTCAGTCTCGCTCAGTTGATGCTTTCTTGAAGCAGAATGGTAATAAAAAGAGACCAGCAAGTTCAGGTACAACCTCACAGCAACAGACTGAACAAATTTATGGTCGTCTTAATTCTGGATTTAATATTCCCACCAATGACTCTGGAATTAATCCATTTACGTCTACGCTATTGAATGCAGGAAGTGATGCACTCTTTAACTTTGGATTTAATTCTAAGGATGCTCCATATCAGTTAGATGCAACGCAAGCATCTAATATTAGTCAAGGAAGAAGGATTTAATAACCTCTCTAAATAATTTTACTGACGTGCATGAATCGTAATGCCTTTACCAAAGATTTCTACACCAACTTATGAGTTGGTAATTCCTTCTATTAAAAAGAAGATTAAGTACAGACCTTTTTTAGTTAAAGAAGAAAAAGTTTTAATTATTGCTATGGAGAGTGAAGACACTCAACATATCGCTAATGCTATTAAAGAGGTCATTTCATCTTGTATTATTACAAGAGGTATTAAAGTTGATGAACTATCAACCTTTGATATTGAATATCTGTTCTTAAACATTCGTGGTAAGTCTGTAGGTGAAGAAGTAGAAGTTTTAATTACTTGTCCTGATGATGGGACTACAAAAGTTTCTGCTATAATTGATCTAGATTCAATTGAAGTTCAATATGATGAGTCGCATACATCAGATATTAAACTTGATGATGATTTGACTCTTAAGATGAGATATCCTTCCATGAATGAATTCATCAAAAATAATTTCACAGTGACTGATATTGGTGTTGATGATACATTTGATATTATCATGTCTTGTATCGAACAGATTTATAATGAAGAGGAATCTTGGTCTGTTAAAGATTGTACTAAAAAAGAACTGAAAGATTTTATTGAATCTCTAAGTTCAAAACAGTTTAAGGAGATTGAAAACTTCTTCTCAACTATGCCAAAACTTTCTCATACGGTTACGATCACCAATCCTAATACTGGGAAAGAAAATGATATTGTATTGGAAGGGTTAGCATCTTTTTTCGCGTAGGTATGGCTCATACTGATCTTGAGTCATACTTTAAAATTAACTTTGCCTTGATGCAACATCATAAATATAGCTTAACAGAGTTAGAAAATATGATACCGTGGGAGAAAGAAGTTTATCTTGCCTTCCTCCAACAGTATATTGAAGAAGAAAATTTAAAGGCACAACAGAATGGTTGAGATTTCACCACTGCTAGGTAGAAGACAAGGAAGAATGTCTGCCGCTGCTTACACAGGCAGAGCAGTGGCACCTGCACAGGTAGATCCAGAGACCAAACAACTTATTGGTAGAAATTCATTACAACTAGGCATTGTAGCAAACCAGTTGCAAAATCTGGGTGCTCAGATGCAATCTTTGACTGGTTCTCTACAAGTCATTGGCAATACTCTCGCAGGACAATCAGAATTAGAGAGACAACAAGAAGCACAAGAATCAGAATTACAGAATAGATTGGCGCAGCAAAAACTGCGTGAAGGTAAAGAGAGTGTAATTGAAAAGAAAATCCAAGCAGCAGCATTAGCACCTGCAAATAAAATTGCAGCTAAGGCACAGTTTACTCTTTCTAGATTAGGTAGCTTCTTCACCTCCATATTTGGTGGATGGTTATTGATGAAAGGTGTTGATACAATCAGCGCACTTGCCAGCAATAATAAAGATGAACTTAATAAAATTAAGAATGAAACAATAACAGGATTACTTGTAGCAGGTGCAGCACTTGCTGCAATTAAAATTGCATTACCAGCAGTAATTGCAACATTTGCGGGTATTGGAACTAAGTTAGTCTTAGCTGCAACTGCTGGACTATTATTTTCTGGTCCCATTGGACAACTTTTAGACTTCATTAAAGATCAAGCAAAAAAAATTCCTGGAGTTGGCGGTTTATTTGGTGGTGACGATAATAAAGGTGAATCTGGTCAAGGCGGTCCACAACTAAATGCAGTAGAAACAAGAGACACACCTAGACCTGCACCGCAAGTTAAACCTGAACCAAAGACATCAGCAATGCCTTCACCACCAAGCACTGGAGGTCAAGGTAGTTCTAAGATAGAACCTTCAAAGTCAAAGGTAGATGAAACGAAATTCACAGTTGACTTTGGATCTGGTGAAGTAGATTTATCTAAACCCGTGGGTGCTGAAGGTAAGACCACAAAGATAGATCCTGTAACCACAGAACTGTCTATGGTTGAACCACAAGAAACTGTGACTGGTAAACCTGCTAAAGGTAAGGAAGAAGAATCTGCTAAAAATATGGAACCTGGTCCAACTGGTGATGCAGAGTATGGTGAGACAAAACTCGAACCAACTACCACTGGCGATGCATCTTCAGTAGAACCTAAAGAAACAATGACTGGAGGGAAGGTAGGTGATAAGGTGACTGATCCAGAAATTTTGAACATGATTGACCAAGAGAATTATATTGGTAAAACTGGAAAACTTCCACCTGATATGATTGCATCACTACAAAAATCAAAGACTGTTGCTGATGTAGTTTCACAAGCTCCCGCAGAACCCAAAGTGAATGTTATTCCTATTCCACAGGAACAATCAAAACCAGCACCAGAACCTGTTTCTAGTGGTGGTGTTGTTGATGCTCCCTTTTATCCTACAAGTGATCCATCTAACATCTATATTTTATCCGCTATGTCAAACTATAATGTAGTATCAGTCTGATGGCAAAACAATCTTTACTAAAAAATACAGATAGTATTGGAAATATCCAAGACTCTATAAATGCATTTGGTAAAAGCTTACGTGCTGCTAATAATACATCGTCTGTAATTATTAGGAAACTAAATGAAAGCAATCGTTCTAAAAAAGGAGCGATTGGTAAAGAAAGAATGCTCTATCAGAAGAGAAGATCTGCTGTTAGGATGCGTGAGAAAGAAGATGTTATTGAAGCAAGTAAAGTATCAGGAATATTCCGAAGAACTTCAAAGGTGATTGGTGATAGTACAAAGGGATTCTTAGGAAGAATTATGGACTTCCTTGGGACTATCCTCGTTGGATGGGTAGTAACTAATTTACCTGTAATTATTGATACTGTTGAAGATTTAATTGTAAGAATTCAAAAAGCTGCAGGAGTACTAACTGGATGGTTTGAGGGAACTAGAAATTTCTTTACAGGTTTTACATCTGAACTTGGTAATGTTGTATCTAGAATAACTGGAGTTGACGTAACAGGTGATAAAAAACAAGCAGAGGAAGCAAGAGATGATGTCTTAGCAGGTAGTCGTCAAGTTGAAAATGATTTCCAAAGAATGGAAGAAATGATTAGACGTTTTGATTTGATTAAATCCCTAAAAGGGATGCTTGGATTAGATACAGAGGATCCTAAAAATCAAACTCGGGGATCTGGACAATCAACAACACAAGGATCTGGACAATCAACAACAGAAGGATCTCAAGGTCAACAGACTCAAGGTGGTGATCAATATTCTGAACCAGAGACTGGTACTGGTCAAGTAGTTTCTGGTCAACAGGTATATCAATATCTAAGATCGAAGAATGTTAGTCACAATCACGCTTTAGGTATCACTGCAAATATTCTTGGTGAGAGTGGTTTTAAAATCGATGCTGATGAAGCAGGTGATGGATCAGGGGGTATTGGATTGTTCCAATATACATTCCCATCAAGAAAACAAGCATTTTTACAAGCAGTTCCTGATTATAAAAAAAACTGGAAAGGACAAGTTGATTTTGCTATAGGTGAAGGAACTTCACCGCAATACTTTTCCACTAATTTTAAGTCTGCTGAAGAGGCAGCAGAGTGGTGGATGAATAATTGGGAAAGACCTGCCGCTTCTGTAAAGGCTGGTAGAAGAAAAAAACATAACAACTTTATTAAAAACTTTAGAAAACCAGAAGCAGATATAAAGTCACCTCCAAAACCAGCACCACCTCCTAAAATTGAACCTGGTGCTTCATATAATAAGGGACAAGACATAACATCAATTCTTGGTGCTGGTTCTACGGTCACTAGTTTACGTGGAAACAGAAAAGATCCAATCAGTGGGAAGTCAAGTTACCATAATGGCATTGATATTGGGTGTGCTGCTGGTTTATACATTGCACTTAGAGTTGATGCTGAAATTGATGGATATAGTGTTGATAGTGGATATGGTGAAGTTGTTGATCTCTGGGTTCCATCCTTAGGAGTTCAACTTAGATTTGCTCACAACAGTAGAGTTTTAATTAAAAGTGCTGGATCAAAAGTTCCAGCAGGAACTTCATTTGCAATCACTGGCAGCACTGGAAGATCAACTGCACCGCATATTCACTTTGAGGCAGATACAACTAAAGGTAGAACTGCATATAAAACGCCTACTTCAATTAATCCATCTCCATATGTAAACTTAATTATGCTTACTAAGGCAAATATTGAAGGTAGACCAACTTCTATTCCTAACGCAGCATCTGGAAAGGGTGGACCTCAAATTGAAAGTGCCAATACACGAGGATCAATTGCATCTAATGTAACTCCTGAAGGTAAACCTAGTACTATTGAAGTTCCTATCCCCATGGCAGGAGGGGGAGCACAACCTCAATCACAAACAAAGAGATCTCAAGGTGGTGGACAATCAATGAATACAAACCCTGATGTAGGTAATCAGTTAAATAGTTTTATATCTAAGGTCCTCCTTACAGAGTTAGCGAACGTATAATGGCAGCGTCAGATCCCTCCAAGTATGAAGAT